AGTAAAGTCCTTGAAGCATTGCATCAACTTCCTTTTCTAATTTATAATATTGAGATTTAGGTAAGAGGTCTGAGTCAATTAGGTCTCTTAGTAATTGATCATCTTTCATATACTTACTAGGTCTTTCTAGTTTAGGGTCATCACTAATAACCCCACCTTTGAGATTATCGCCGTCTTGAGTTAGGTGTTCTATTTCATGTCTAACAACATCTTTTAAGTCAAAAGAAATATCCTCCCAAGATGGATTAGTTGTAGGATTTTTTGGTATTCTAAATTTAAGAGAAAGCATAGGAGTAATTGATTCTCCTTTATCATCAAATCCTGCGTTTGCTCCTCCGTCAGGTTGGTATAAATCGTCTGTAATTTCTACATAACCTTCAAAGTCAAAGTAGAACTCTTTAGCTGGTATATCATGCTCTTCATCTGGGTGATCTACTCTAAATGAAAAACTACCTGAGGTATCTCCTCTATCATGTATGTCTTTGAATGCTTCGAATGCAATTGATGATAACTTATTTGACAAAGTATCGTAACGACCTTCATTTAAAGAGTCTTTATCACCTGAATTTTTAAGACTATCTTCCCAGTTTCTAAAAGTAATATTACCTACTAAGTAAGCTTCTTTTTCTAGTTCGAGCAATCTATCATCTTCGTTAGTATTCTGAGTGCTAATATTGGGAAGTCGGTTTTCTATGTTTTGCATATGGTGCACCATTTCATGAGAAAAAGATCTAACGATATCTTTATTATGTCTCCCGTTTACATATAAGACTATTTCCTTTTGATTAGGGTCATAATAAGCTGTTTTACCAAAAAAGTTACTTGCTTCTATATCATCTTTTCTTAATTTTATTTCAGGAAGAGGTAAAATATTCATCTTCTCGTCAATCATATACTCTATCAATGATGCTATATATTCTTTAAGTTCCGGAGCTCTCTGTTCTTCGTTTAAGGGTTCATCAAATTTTACTACTATACTATCTTGATTTAAATTAATACTAGTGTTGCTGGGTATTAATCGTGAAAGGAAATCGTAAAGGTTGTTAAGTTTATCTCTACTAACGGATGTAATTACTTTTTCTGCTTTTCTTTCTTTTATCTCCTTGTCAAAGTAACCTTCTATAAATCCCGATAGGTTATTGCTTATTATCTCTGCAACTATCTTATCCTTTAAGTCGTCTAGTATGTTTAATATTTCTTCTCTTTCTAGTTCTTTAGGGAAGAAATCTATAATACTATCTAAATTACCTGCTAATATACTATTTCTAAAATCAGTAGCTCTAACTCCTGACCCTGGTGCTGCTGCTAATGCCAATCCCTGTACGTTAGGGGCATTTTTATATGTTGTTACTCTCCTTAAGTCAACAAAATCCTTATCTCCTCTAATTCCTGTTACAGATACAAAGTCTTGATCAGGATTTGCTTGGGCATAATCTTTTGCTGCAAACATGGGATTATTACCTCCATCTAATCTTTCTACATTACCCAAATACTTGGCGTATATATTCCATATAGACATCGACTCTTCCTTAGATATACCGTTTCTCTCCCCAGATCCTACAAACACTATTACTTTCTCTACGGATGGTTTTTTATTTGCTTCTCCACTAAGTAGTGCCGAACCTTTTTCTTTGTAATTATCTTTTGTATAAATCGAACCATTGTAAGAATTATCCAATAAGGATTTAACTACATTAAAATGACCTCTATGAGGTGGTTTATATGCTCCTGGGTATAATGCTATCATCTTAAAAATGCTTGAACTTTACTATCTATATCTGATACTTCTGAGTGTTTAAGTAATTCTTGGAATTTTGGACTAAATAGCATTTCTGCTATATTCTTTAGTACATCGTCACTCTTTTTATCACTTACTTCTTTTTTATCTCTAAACTTCTTAACAGCATCTGCTAATTTATCAGCTCCCGGTCCTACACCGTTTTTCTTAAAAGCTTTAAGAAATGCTTGTTTAATTGCTTTGTCTTCTGATCTATTATCTTTATTATACTCTATGCCGCTTACATCTTTATTAAATGCTTCTTCTTCTTCTTTAGTCATTACTACTGGAGAGAAAAAGGATGATTTACCTGCTCCTGTTTCTTCATTATACTGTTTCAAGTATTCTTTTATTCCCTCTACTCCACCTTCTGCTGCTTTATCAAACGCTGCAGTTTCTTTACTAAACTTTCCTCCACGGTCACTAACAAAAATAGATAAGTTACCTTTAAGTTTTTCTTGGTAGTGGTCAATTAATTGATAAGCATTTCTCCAAGTTGAAAATACTGCTACAGATGGAAGTGATCTTTCTGTTCTTTCAAAGTTTGCTGCGTAAGAGATCATTGGGTGAGCGTAAACCATAACCATGTATACTCCATACCCTGCTGCAAGCATAGAGTCTAATTGGGCCATAAACTTAGCTCCTGAAGCTGTAGTATCCCATACTAAGCTTTCTTTGTTAGATGCCGCCGCTGCCACGTCCTTTGCTACTTGCATTGACGCGGGTCCTAGTTTGTTGTGGTACGGGTGGTCTGGATCCTCCACGTATTTGTCCGGGTTGAATTGTTGAAGGCTGTCTAACCCTAACTGGTTTAGTAGGTATGACTTCCCTGCTCCCCCTCCACCTGCCATTATTACTGCTTTGGGTTGATCTTGTTGTTCTTGTATTATTTCTAATAATTTGATCATTAGTTCTCGTGTTAATTATTCTACTCTTCCTATTATTTGTTTGTGCTACTCTCCCTCTTATACTGTTTATATAGGATGTATTTACTCTTCTATTATAATTAGCATTATAATAACCATAGTTCCAGTTATTCCAGCTATTATTATAATTCCATCCGTAGTTATTACTCCAACCGTAGTTGTTATAGCCCCATCGGTCATATCCAAATGGTGACCATCTATGAGGTGAATGCCAATTGTATCCCCATACCCAATCATTCCACATTTGTGTTCTACTGTAGTAGGGATTATAAAAGCTATATCTATTACCTAATAATCTATTGTTCCAATCAAATGATCTAGGCTGACTTATTGCATATTGAGCAAAATCATATCTAAAGTTGAAATCTGTTCTAAGTAATCGTTGAAGTTCAAACTCATTATTAATTACGGTTATTTCAGCATCTGAGCCTTCAATAGAATATATTGGGTCATGATTTAAAGTGCTGACTTGAAAAGTAGCACATCCTGTTAATAGTAATACTAGTAATAAAAATAATGATTTGTTCATATGTTATAGTTTTATAGTTGTAGGGTAACTATTATAAATAGGTTCTGTATTAGGGTTCTCTAAAGAGTATAACTTGTAAATCATTTTAAATAGTTCAAAGTTCTCTTCTATTTCATCTATCTGTAAAACTTTCCACCCCTTACCTTGTATTACGTTCTTTTGTTTTGAAGGTCCTCTAGATTGTGCTTTTAACCAGATTATACCTGTACGTTGTATTTTTATACCTTTAGACTCTTCTAGAGCTTTGGCATAAGATGCAAGCTGTAAATCAAATGATTTATGTACACTGTTTGACGTTTTAATATCCAGTAACCATATTTCTCCGTTCATCTTAACGACTAAATCAGCTGTTCCTGCATACTTGTGTTCATCTGACCAAACGAAATCTTCTGCTGATATTAATTCTGGCTTATGTGTACGCCAAAAGTCTGCAAATTTTAATATCATTTCCCATACTATCTGAGAATATTTAGCATTACCGTAATCGTCCATCCAGGAAATTTCTTCTCCTAGTACAAGCTTTTCTGCTGCTTCATGAACTTGTGTACCCTGTTTACCTGCTCTTCGCATAATAAGATCAGCGTTATGCCCAACGTCTTTCATCCAAGATTCAAAAAACTTGTTCTTGGGCATGTATTGGAGTATTGTAGTTACGGATGGGTAAAATACTCCTTCGCCTCTCTTATAAACTCTTCTATCTAAAAAGTTAATCTGCTTAAGTTGCGGATTAAAATTTAATCGTTTCTTTTCATTCTGTTCAAGAATATTCATTCCTTGTTTTATCATAAATCTAATTTTTGCAACATAATCTTAGAGAAATCTAATTCCGTTGCGTTCTGTACTAGTTCTGTAAAAGTTTTAAATCCCATATCTGATGGGTCTTTTCCATTTAGTTCAATTAAGAAAACTCTAAAGCCTGCAGCGATTAATTTTTCTGCTATCTCTAAAGCTTGTTTTTGTGCATCTGTATCTAATGCAATGTATATATCTGTTAATGTTCCTGTGAGTAATCTTTTCCATAATGTTGGTGATAGGCTTTTCCCTAGGATAGGTATTGCGTTTCTTTTTATCGCCATTGCATCAAATGCACCCTCGCACAGAATTATAGGTGCATCCCAGTTAATAAAGTTTTCAAAAAATATTACGTCTTTGGAAGCTTCCGGATTCTTGTACTTATAGAAGTTGCCGTCATAACTTCTTCCAACAAAGTAATTGAGGTGATTGGATGCAGAATAACTTGGAATAATAACTCGTCCTCCATACTCTCCACTTGTGCAGTATCCAATACCATATTTAATAAAATCATTGTCGCTAAGTCCTCTCTCATATAAGTATTTTTTTACTAAGTTAGCTACAACTGAAGTACTAGAAGCTGAATGTATAAGTTGGTATTCCTTTGGTAGCTCTACTATAGATAGTTGCTTATAGTCTATTTTAGAACCTTTTGGTAAGTATTTTAGTATCTCGTTTGCTTGATCTCTAGGAGTTTTCAACTGCTTAAGTAAAGAACGTATAGAACGTCCTCTAGTTTGACATACCCAACACTCCCAAGGGTTATGCCCTTCTTCATTGGTTGCCATATTTATTTCCAACTTCGGCTTTCTGTGATTGCAGAAAGGACAATGGAAAGCATGATTTTCTCGAGCTTTTTTATGAGACTTACCCAATAAGTTTTCAATCGAGCCTAATAAGAATGTATAATCCATAAAGTTATTCCGTAACTATTACCTAATATATAGACAATATACGAAAAATAAGTTTAAATAACAACTTATACGTCAATCATTTTGAGTTTACCTGATTTAGGGTGTACCATAATGTTATCTCCTACAAAGTCTAATTCATCTGGGTCAATTCCTAATCTAGTAGCTTCTTTTTGAACTGCTTCAACAAATTCTTCAGGAATGTCTTCTTTTAGTTTTCCTAGAACTTCCATTACTACTATTCCTAACTTTTTATTAATAACCTCTACGTCGTAGATATATACAAAATTATTTGTTTTTTTCTTATTTAATATTAAAGCGTGCTCTAATTCTACTTCGTCTGTAGTTACTTTATGTACTTTTCCATCTAGTAAGTAAGCTGAGCCGTAATCGCCAGAACCTATATATGTAGCTCCTCTGTCTTTAAGCTTATCGATTTCTATTTCGAAACCTCTGTTTGATTCTAATATTTCTCCTATAAGGATTCTAGTTAGTTTCATCGGTCTTAAATTGAAATTTTATTGTTGGGTAGTAATAACGTTCACCCGGGTCTTCTTCAAAGTAGTTAGATTCAGAAGTTACTTCATAACCTAAGGATTTAACGTACTCTAATATTTTATTCCAAGTACTATCTTCAAAGTCGTTTCTAGTCATAAAAGTAATTTTACCAAAAGACATACCTTTTAAAGGATCGTTTTCTTCTCTATCTCCTGAGTAGTTACCCATACTAGCTGATACTCTATGTAGGTCAAAACGGTTTTCTATATCTCTAGCTAGTTTATCTTCTTGCTTTTGGTACTCTCCGTACTCTAATATAATAGTTGATAGTTTCATTTTCCTTGTCCTTTATAGGTTTTAGCATAAAATTTAGAACCTTTTGAATTGGAGTTTTTTGTTTTTGCATGGACTCCTGGTCTCTTTTTCTTTCCTTGCCCTTTATAGTTTCCTATACTTAATACTCTTGCCATATTTTTACGACTAAATCACCTGTGCCTTTTATTAAGCGGTGATATGTGCCTTTGGGTATAAATAGCTTGTTATCATGTAAAGATACAGGAAGTGTGTTGTCAAATTGGAATTGCCAATTAGTTTGTTTAGTAGATTCTATCCAACGATCTTCTCTATCTCTATGCCAAACGAATTCATCTTCTGGAGTATTCTGAGTGAACTCCCTAATTAAATAACTTTCTTTTTTTGTCTCTATGTAAGGTCTACCAGTATCCACTAAAGTTTTTTGCTCCTCCTAATGATTTCCAGTATCGTCCTACATTACAAGCCCAGTAGCCTGGTTTTGTTTTATCTTTTTTAGTAGCACATTTATGTCTTGCTGCAAATGATGCTCTTGCTCCTTTTTCTTTTATCTTAACACTTAAACCTGTTGTTCCTCCAAATGATACTTTAACAACATTTCCTTTTTTGTTTTTAGTATATACAAAGAACTTTTTAGAGCCGCCTCTTTTAGGTTTGTTTAAAGGAACATCTTTACCTTTATATTTAGCTTCTTTTACTCCTACTTTAGCTCTCTGATTCCATACATTATCTTTTTCTTCATCAGTACAGTCTTTAAAATCTTCATCGTACTGTCTGTGAGCTATGAGATCTAATCTAGCTTCTTCTTCATGTGATAGCTGTCTTCCTTTATACTCTGCTTCATAAATCATCGGTAAATCTAATGGTACTTTTTGTCCATTATACTCTCCATATAATCCTATATCTGTTGTTTCTATAAGATTTGCATCTTCTACTTCAAGTTCAATCATACCGTCTCTCCAAGCATCTCTTGCTTCAGCAAATAATTGTATAAAGCTTTCGCTAGAATAACGGTAGACATTCTCATGTAAAGAGAGACTGTTATCTACATGGTATTGTAGTGATGGCAGTCCAATGATGTTTTTTAGTTTAATCATAATTCAAAGTCTTTTCTATAAAATTTACCAAGAACATTGTCATTAATAAATAATGAGTCGTGTTCTAGTACCTCTTTTATAAATAGGTATTTACATTCATAGTAAGTTAAAAGTTTTTTAGTCGGAACGTAGCAAAGTATTTTTCTTTCAAATGCCTCTCCACCTTCTTCTTTTAAGAGTCTTAAAATTTCTTTATGAGAACCGTGGTAATCTAACCAGTCTGATTCGGTAATAACTTTTTGCTTTAGCGGTACTCTACCTCTAAGTCCTTTAGCTTTACGTTCTTCTCTGAGAGCTTCTAATGCTCGTTTTCCTAGTCGTTTATTACGTTCAAAGAATAAAACTTTTTTTCCTATGTACTTCTTACCGGAAGATTTATGAGTTGTTTCATATATAAATCCATATGTTCCTTCCGGCATGTCGTTTATTTCGGTAACTAATCTACCTTTATAAGTCCATGTTGGCATAGTTATCATTTTTATTTATCTTGGTAGATAAATTATTTATCTTCTATACAAAAGCTATCTGTCTTATTGTAGACCCATCAGGGCTAAAGTATAAACATCCTGCTCCTGCTGAACCTGAATGGAATATTGATCCTTCTATCAATGTAGATGGTGTTGTATCTAACCTCTCTAGTGATAAAATACCTGAGTTTGGAATAGCTGAGCTACCTGTTAATATTAAATTGTTAGCAAATGTACTATTCGTAATTCCAGCTGGTGTTGTAATTTCTGTACCGACGATACTGTTACCATTTCCGCCAGCGGTTAGTGTGTTATTTCTACCTCCAAGTATAGATCCGTAAGGGGAACTAACTGTGTTATTCTGTCCACCGGCTATATTGGCAAAGCTATAACATGTCTTGTTATTAAATCCTCCACCGATAAATGACCAGCATGATGCTTTGTTGCATTCTCCTCCTGATATTGTTGCAAAGTGGGCGTGAGTTAATGTTGTATTGTAACATCCACCTCCTATTGTAGTGTAACAAGAAGTTGCTATATTGTTGAAGTGTCCTCCACCAATTGTTCCGAACTTATTATATCCACCTCCTATAAAGTTATAACACCCTCCTGCGATTGTCATACCGTATTGAGTATTATCACCGTTAATTGTGTTCTGTGCACCACCGCCAATAACACTTCGTGAAGCGTTGTCGATCTTGTTTTGTTCTCCTGCTGCTGTAATGGATGAATATGTTGAACCTGCAATTACCTGGCTATTATGTCCGCCAAGAATAGAACTGTAATCTGAATCGTCTATTTTGTTGTAAGTACCTCCTACGATTGATGTTCCAACCGAATTAATTAATTCGTTGTTACAGCCTCCGAGTATTGAAGAGTAATTAGATACTTCCTTTATTCGGTTAGTATGTCCTCCTACGACTGATGAGTTAGTTGAAGACGATACGTGGTTGGCTTGACCTGCTACTACAGTTGAAGATACACCTTCTTGTACTATGTTTAAAGTCCCTCCTAGAATAGATGAAGCAGTTGATGTTGCTGTATTGGCTTGACCACCTGCTACAATTGATGATGCACCTGCTGCAATATTTTGACACCCACCTGCAACTGTTGCAAAGTTAAACTTTGTCTTATTGTTACATCCACCACCTATAAACTGTGCATAGCAGACATCATTTCCGGCGCCACATTCAGCTCCCCATATTTGGTTATCTCTACCTCCTACTATTGCACTATAGGATGATCCGCTTCCAATAAGTTTATTTGTTGCACCACCTCCAATAAAGTTATAACAAGCTTTAGCTGGTATGGTGTTAGATATTCCTCCTACAATTGCTGAGCCATCTGAGTATAATAAGATTGAATTACTTATTCCTCCACCTATTGATGAGTAGGCTGCGCAAAGATTATTATTTTGACCTCCTACTACTGCACTGTATTGTCCATATGGAATATTGTTGTTAAGTCCACCTCCAATGTTGGAATGCTGAGCAGATACTCTGTTAGAATGACCTCCTACTATAGTTGCACCGTATGAGTCAACTTGATTGCAACATCCAGATCCTATAAAAGCTAAGGGACCGTTCATTGTATTGTTAGCTCCTCCTGCTATTGAAGAAGAGTAGTTAACCATATTGTTTACATTTGTACTGTTACCGATTGTAAGAGAATCTGCAATGAAATCTCCATTTACTGTTAGTTTAGAATTACTACCAGACTTAATTGGATCTAATCTCATAGACTCATAAGTACCGCCTGCAGTAGAATGTGTCCATTTAAAGTATTCATTGTTGTTATCTCTAGTATTAAATTCTAATCTAGAATCTGCATCTGCATCTGCTGAATTATAGAATCGTATAGAAGCACCGTCTGTGTTCATTGCCCATACTATCCCACAAGCAGTGGTTGAAAAATTAATGCTATTAGCTTGAGTCAAAGTACCTTGTACATCTAAATCTCCAACTCTTGTACTACCTGATACTGTTAATTTATAACCTGTATCAGCATCGGTTGCACCTTTACCGCCTATTTGCCAGTTACCGCTACTGCCGTGTATAAATCCTGCAAAGCCTGTTGCATTACTAGTATCCATAGTAGACCCAGCATAGAATGCTAAATCTCCAGATGCCATTATTTCAGAAGAGGATGCTCCTGGTACTAAACTAATTGCATAAGTACCTACATCAGCTGCTCCATTAACTATTTTTAGTCTAGAAATAATACCACCTGCTCCATGTACACCGCCGCCTCCTGCTATGTCTACTAATCCGTAGGATGCAAGAGTGTAGTCTGATGTTGTATTTTCTGTTCTATCATCGTATATTTCAAACTGTGAGTCAAAAGAGCCTGTGTAATTAGCATTTGGATGACCAAATAAACCTTTACCGTCTCCTCTAATCATAAATCTTGCTCGGGCATTGTCCCATCCATCTTCTTGTGCTGTACCGAATGTTATACCGCCAGCACCTAAAGTGTCGTCCATACTATTTACTATCCAGAACCTATTTCCGGTTCCTGGTATTGTACCGCCTGCTGTATCGTCTATAATATTAAAACCAATAGCTGCATTACATGATCCTCCATCTTGTTTAAATAGTATAGCTGGGTTATCATTGTCTCCGGCGGCAGA